GAAGATAAGCAGATGGTGCTTGACTACTACCGCGCCGAGAAAAACAAGTATTACAGCGCGTTTAACGCCGTTTATAACGCAGCGAAGAAGGGCGAATAAAAAGCCCCCAGCCGCGAACGGCTGAGGGCTGTGAGTGATGTAATGTGGGAAGGAGCAAACTTCCGCAGCCTGTATACTCACATCCGCCAGACTCGTAAACCCCTTATCCCATCTTCTATGGTAAAATGTATCAACACCTTGACCCTAAGACGGTTGGTAACCACTAGCAGTTGTGTTTTGGCCCGAGCGTAGTCGAGGCATGGGAAGAAGACGGAGGTCCCTTTTTTGAACCTCCGCCAGTTTAATTCGTAGGTTACGCCCTCAATCAGCATCGACCTTTACTGCCTCTTCGTATTGCGAAGTGTCCACGAAATCGTCGTCATCGACCTTGAACCACAGGCAGTGGATGGGGTCGCCGCTTACCGCAGTCCCCTTGGACAGGCGGACACCGCCCTTCTTGATGAGGCGTCCTTCCGTCTCCAGCTTGGCAATCGTGTCGTTGTAGTTAATCTGGAACTTCACGCAGTAGTCCTTGAACGACTTGGCGATGATGTACATGCGCTTGGTGTCCGGCTCAATACGCACCAGCAACTCACCGCGTGGTTCGCGCTTTGGTAAGGCTTGCATATTGGTCCGCCTGTCAACTTCGCCGTTAACCACAAGGATATGCTGCATGTGACGGTACAGGTAGTCAGCGACAACCTGACGTACGCTGTCCACGGGGGCTGTAATGTTCCTACGTAGGTCGTTAATCATCCCGCAGGAGTAGTGGTAGATACGGTCCATATCCCAGTCCATGAGGCCGCAGTTAGTAGCCGTTAGACCTCCTGTTATGTTACTAGCAACAGTCGCAGACCAGAAGCGCTCCTTGGGTTCAAGCTGAAGTTCACGGTCAATCTTCGCCTGTAAAGCGTCAGCCATGCGCTGGGTACGCTCCATATTCTCAAGTACGTACCGCATGTAGATAGGACCGGCGTGGCCGTAGTTCTTAAATAAATCACGGTCGAACATCTGCTTGGCTTCCATGGTATTAAGCCCCGCGACCTTGTTGATTGGGTACTCAATAAGACGCATCAGTTCGCCTTCTGGATTGTTCTTGATGACCGACAGCTTTTCCGCAAACGAGGCATTTGATGTAGATACACTAATTGACTGCCATGTGGTGTTGTTCTCACGAAGCTCGTTGGTACCAGCCTGCATACGCTCCTTACCCTTACCGTTAGACAAGGCGTACAGGAACTCGGAATATTCTATCGGGGTCATGTTGGTCAGTTCGTCCATCGTCGGCGGGATATTGTTGAGAATACCCACCCACTGCAAACGCCCATTGAGTGTGTCGTTCTGCTTCAAGCGCAGTTCCTTGGGGTGGCCGTAGACGCTATTCACCATATTAAGAATGGTGGTCTTACCAGTTCCGGAGTTAGCGTTGAACAGATTGATAACCGCCCCTGTCTGGTCGAGGAACCGCAGCAGCGGTGACCCAAAGGCGCTGAGCGCCGCAAAGGCGTGGGGTTCCATTCCCGGCGTGTCGTAAAGTGCCCAGATTTTCTTCCATTCTTCGAGCGACCCTACTGGCCCCATGAATTTAGCCAGTGGGCGTGTTGTCTTTGATGGCGGCGAATGAGCCACGCCATCGACATGGATTTCCTGACTGCCTATGATAAACTTACTGCCGTTGTCGGCCCAGCCAAATTGTTGGCGCATGATTTGCTCCTTGTCGCGGTATTGGATGTCCTTCATCATCAGTGAGATGAACTGCATCAGGTTGTTAAATTTCTTCCCCATACAGATGACACCTTTGGACGAGAGCGCCTTGCGAAGCTCTTCGGGGCTGGTGATTTTGAACAGGGGTATATGGAACTCTTTGGTGTTATTGTGTGGTAGGTGTAGCCGGAACATCACGACGTTACCGTCGATGCTGTCGTCCATGATTTTGGTCGGGTACAAGTCGAACTCGTAGACCAACATAGGCTCTGCTTCTTCTGCGTCCTTGGGCGGCTTCCTCCAGATACCGCCGCCTTCGCCACGGTAGAACGGGAAGGGGTACTTCGATATAACGTGACTCTCAGTTACCCCGTTGATTGTTTCGACTACGACATGGGCTTCCTCAGCTTCACGCGCTTTTTTGCCAAGGTCCTTAGGACCCATGATAGTACCAAAGTGCGGACACCCCTCGCATAGCTCTGGGTTGACGCTCTTGAACTTGGCGCAGCTAGTCGCCTTCCGGATGGTAGCTACCTTCTTGTCTATGGTATCTGGGTCGTAGTCTGGGTGACCCTTCGACATCATGTGGACTGCTGTGTCAGCATCCTCACACATAGCCGCCACGGACAGCGCGTAGAACCATTCGTAGTAGCCGATGGTGGCTTGGTTCTTGTAGGCGTGTAGAAGCTGGTTACACCCATCGCCTTTGGCGGTGCGCTGCATAATCCGCTTGAAGCTGAAGTCTATACCGCTGTGACGTGCCAGTTCCCGTGGGGATGGCTCATAGTTGTCGTCAAAGATTGTCGGCTTCGCCTTGACCCCAAAGATGGAGCGCATTTCCTCGACGGAGATAGGCTTACCGACATGGATAAACTCGACTGGGCGTGGCTCTTCTTGCTTATAGTTAAACGTACCGGGCACACGCAGGATGCGCGCCACTTCGAACACCTTGTCGTCCACGTAGAAGTTCTGGGTGCGACACACTTCCTTGAAGCGCTCTGCCACAGGCTCCCAGTCCCGACGCGAGATTTCTTCCTCAAGAGGCCAGTAGGCATGGATGCCTCCCCCTGAGTTTACTAGCGTAGGAGCAGGTAGGCCAACCGACTCGCAGAAAGTGCGAAGCGCTGCCAACCCAGTTTGCTGGTCGATATATCCGTCCGGCCTTCCAGTTTCCGCATTGATTTCGGCTTTGCTGGGGCCGCAGTCGATGTCGAGCCAAAATGCTTTTAGGGCTTTTACGTTTTCCTTCGTCCGGTTTGCACCGGTCTCATACTTGGCTACACCAAAGAACACATTGCGTTGCTGCTGCATAAACGTCTGGATGCACTCATCTGCTTCCTCGCGTGTGGCTACAAGCTCCTGCCTGACGTCCTTTGGTCCTTTGATACCTACGATTGCAAACCAGCCTGAGGCTGGCTGCACGAGGTCTAGGAGGTCTGGTTGCTGCATTACATCACTCACCGTCGCGGGGTATACCCGCCATATTATTGATTGTGCCGACGATTATTATGTACGGTTGTGAATTTTATCCATCCACACCCTAATCTCACTTTCGTGAGAAGGGCGGGGCGAGGTAGTCCCACTGAACCAACCGTAAATTGTCTGACGGGTAACCTTCAAGGCAAATGCTATCTCCGCAACAGGGATGTCGCGTTCGAGGCATAAACGTCCAAGCTGGACACCAAGAAGATTACCGTCAGCGCTTTTAATCGCTTCGGCTACACGGATGCTATAGCCTTGCATAAATTAATCCTCATCGTTATCGAGCCACTCACCCAGCACGGATGCCAGTTCGGGCTTCACTTCAGCCACCGTAGCCTTAGGCTTGCTGGCGCGTTTTGCTGGCGCAGCCTCTTCGTCCTCATCGTCATCGTCACCAAACGGATTGGCGACGGGTTGAGCGGGCGGAGGAGCGATAGCTGCTGCTTTAGCAGGAGCAGCAAGAGCAGTAGCACCACTAGCGGCAGCAACCGTCAGCATGATGTACTTCTCAGTCTCTGGGTTTTCCTGCGCTGCGTCAACCAGACCGGATTCCACCTCGGTGAGATGGCGGATAGCCTTGAAGCCTACCTTAGCGGTATCTGCTTCAGCGTCATAGATGATGCGCGTGACAACCGTATCCAGACCTTCACCGTTGGCGAGGAGGAACTTCTTGTAGCCTTCGAAGCCGTAGATGCTACCATCGTTCGTGCTGAACAGCGAAGCGCCGGGAATTGCGACTTGGTATACGTCACCCGATGGGTCACCAGCGACAAGAACGGCGAGGCGGCGTTCGTAACGGCAAGCCTTACCCTTACCGTTAGAGCCGGAACCCTTCACATTCTTAGGGCAGGCAGCGCAAGAAGAAGATTGCTTACCCTTGGCAGTTGCCTCTGGCGTAATACCATCGTTCGACCAGCAATCAGGTAGCGTTGCCTTTGCGTCCTTGTCGTACGCAGCCGCATAGAACTTACGTGATGGCTCCATGAGCCAGTCAACGACGATGACGTCGAGTTGGTTGCTGACCGACTTACCAATCTGCTCACCATTGACCACGCGCTTGAAGATGCGGCCATTGCTAAGCTGGATACGGCGCATGTTGCCACCGCCACCGCTGGACATACGGTCCATACGGCGCGACTCACGCCGCACGGTCGATACATCGCTCTGCTCTTCAAAGATTGTAATGTTGCTCATTGTCTTTCTCACTTCTCTGTAGGTTTGCGGACTTGGATTACGTACTTGTTATCAATCTGTAGACCAATAGGGAGGATGTCCGGATTTTCCTCCATGAACTGCTTCATGTTACCGTTATGGATACGCTTCTCAAGTACAAAAGGCGCATCATGTTCAGCGATGAACTGGTACATACGTTCCCAGTCCGTAGTCCAGTAGCGGGTCTGAACACGGCGGGACACGGTGCCCGACGCAGTCTTAACGCTATCAAGATTTTGGTCGTTACAGAACTTCAGAAGCTCGGATGATACAAGCTCCAGCTTCTCTTTGAGGCCGGACACACGGGCTTCGTGCGCTTCTTCCTCGGTTGTTATGGCAGCGCGTAGTTTACGGTACGCAGCCACAAGGGTTTCAATAGGTACTGGTTCTTCCATAGTTTGCTCCTTAGGTAGTCGTTGCTACAAACTCCTTCTATTCCTTACGTTATACAGTGTCAAGTTCTTGATTGTATAGGTCGATAATTTTTAGGTGGTTCGCAATGTTGCCTTGCAGCATAGAGTAAAGCCGCTCTTCGACTGGGCTTCCTTTAATATGCACGATGGTCATGGCGTTCTTCTGTCCTGCACGGTCGATACGGGCGTTTGCCTGCAGGTAGGTTTCCACGCTCGTCGTAGGCGCGTACCATATAATGGTATCTGCTGCCGTTAGGGTCAGACCATGCGATGCAGCCTTGGGCTGGATAAGCAGGACACGGGGGTTCGGGTCTGTCTGGAAGCGGTTCACAATCTCTGTGCGCTTATTAACCGGAACCTTGCCGTTGATGACGTCGCAGGTAATCTTCTCTTTCTCCATCAAGGCACGTAGTAGCTCAATGGTATGGGTGAACGGCACAAAGACCAGCACCTTGTTGCTGGCTTCCTCAATGACTTCCAACACCACATTGAGGCGGTTGGACACGTCGAACTCTAGGACTTCCCCAGTATCCGTGTATACCGCGCCTCCGCTAATCTGAAGCAGCTTGTTGAGCTTGGTCGCTGCGTTCACCGCGCTGACCTCTTCACCTTGGGCTTCGAATAACATCTGGTTCTTAAGCTGGGCGTAGTACTTGCGCTGCTGCGGGGTGAGTGGCGCTTCACGTTCGATGTGGGTTACAGACGGTAGGTCGAGGCAGTCTTTCTTCTCGAACCGGATGGCCGGTTGCAAAACTTTATGGACGATGGCGTCCGCGCTGGGCCTTGGCGCCCATTTGAACTGGGTCACCTTCATCATCACGCTATCACGAAACGCGCCGTAATACTTCGGACATCCCGCCGCTCCTGCCATACGAGCCAGCCCGTAGGCGTCAATGGGGCTTTGTGCTGCTGGCGTACCAGTAAGCATCCACATCCGGGGATTAGTCTCACGCACAATCCGGTCTAGGATTTTCCAGCGGTTGGTCATGGGATTCTTGTATGCGTTCGCTTCGTCAATCACGATTAAGTCAAAGCCACCCTTAGCGATGGCATCCTTGACTACGGCCACACCGTCGAAATTGATAATGACGAAGTCGGAACCTGCGTTGATGATTTTCTCGCGTTGCTTCGCCGCCCCATGTGCCACGCTACACGAGCGGTGCATGGCGAACTTGAACAGGTCCTGCTGCCATGCCGACTTCATGATGGATAGCGGACACAGCACGAGGACGCGCTTCACCAAACCCTTCTTCATGAGATAGTCTGCTGCCCAGATGACACTGGCTGTCTTACCCGTGCCCTGCTCGTTGAAGCAGAAGGCGCGTCTGCGCAGCGACAAGAACGAGGCTGTGGTCTTCTGGTGGTCGAACGGCTTGAACTTACCCGTCCATGCGTAGGACTTTAGGATAGGCGAGGGGGTATCCTCGAAGCCAAGGTCCGTTAGTATCTCAGCTTCGGTGTGTCCCCATTTGACAAGGACGCCTTCTTGCACCTCGGTGCTTTTATGGATGTTGTCCGTTATGACAGACGGGTCCTGAGCGTTGACGAGCAACGCCTTATTCTCGATGATTTCCACAGTTTGCTCCTTGCGGGGTTACTTCTTTTTCTTGCGTTCCCGTGTGCTGGTTTCTGACACTAGGTTGCGCTTGCTGTCGCGCTTAAATGAACGGTTGGTTGACGCGCTCTCGACACGTAGTCCGGTCTTATTGGTACCGCCCTTATCAAATGCCTTGACGTGAGCGACGTCTTTCCCATCGCCCTTACGCACTTTGCCAGCCTTCATCATCTTGGCACGGGCTGCGTTACGTGCAGCGCGGTTCTTCTTCTGCTCCGCTGTGCCTTGGTACTTCGCGTACTCTGCCTTGTAATCTCTTGCCATTACCGCCTCCGTGGGGGTTTGTAATGTTCGCACTTTACCACAGGACACCACCCACATAAAGGGCTTGTCTTGGCGTTCCAGACGCCGTTCCCAATGGCAGCGTCCAACTGGTCTAGCTGGTCATCGAACACGGAGAAGTACTGGTCCAGCTTCTCACGCACGTGCACCTTCTTGGGAAACTCGTTGCTAACCACGAAGGCCAGCGCCGACTTAATCTTCTGCACCTCTGGGAAGTGTACGAAAATGGCACCCGCCATGAGGTCAAGCTGTTTCATGTCCGCATACTTGGCGCTCTTGCCCGTCTTGTAGTCAATCATGAAAGCCGTGTGGCTGTCCACGATGAGCAAATCGACGATGCCGCGCCACCACACATCCTTAGCGAAGAAGGTGGTAGGCTCGTAACCAGTATCCGTCTTGGCGACACCTAACTTCAACTCGGTGTGCTTGATGCCCCGCTTCGCAGCCAGTGGCTCCACGATGGGTCGCATGTAGGCAAACTTCTCTGGGATGGGTGTCCCATCCTTGATGAACAACTCGGCAGCTTCATGGACTGCGGTCCCATAGTCAGCAGCTTCCCCCGGAACATCCTTGACGTCCTTGGCCACCTTGAGGTGGTAATACTTCTTCGGACACTGGTCGAAGGTTTTGATGCTACTATAGGACCACGCTGTCATGTTACCTGATTTTCCCTTGGAGACGGTCAGCCACTAACGTAGCATAGCCAGCTATATCGGTCCAGCTATCTAGGTGGTTTGGGTTGCCATGTACGATACGACTTATCTTGGTCGCAATCATATCCAACGCCTGTAGCTGGTCAGGGTATAGGTGCACTGCATTACGAGCCACCGCATTGTGCATGATGCCCTTTATCCTAACAGTCGTGTCCGAAGACTGCATGAACGAACCGTATTGTTCCGCCCTTGCGTCTAATACCTTACCCACTCCACTGACTTCAGGTTCGGCTTTGGCTTCGACTTCGGGTTCGGGTTTCGGTTTACCCTTACCTCGTGAGAGGGACTCAAGGAAGTCAGAAGACACATTAAGGATGGTTTCCTTAACTGGCCTCATAGCTTCCTCTGCCGTTGCAGCTGCCGCTGCCTCCAAATCCTTCTTTAGTTTCCATGCGTAGTTGTAGCTTACCCCAATGCGGTCCGTGACTTCCTTGGGGGTCATACCCTTCTTTAGCAGTTTGATGATTGCTGCTGCTTTTTCTTTCTTTCTCATTTCATTTGCTCCTTATTTAAGATTGCCGCCGCTCTTTAGGATGTCACCACCAAACACATACGTGCCTACATGGTGCAGCTTAATGAACGGGTGGGCGTGTATTTTGCCGCCGTGGCTACGCCACAACTCGCAAAAATGGTAATCTTCGCTTAACAATGCACCGGTATCGTCGATGCTGGTAGCGAAAAACTCGTGGGTCAAAGGCTTGACATACTCGCCAGTCTCTGGGTCTTTGAACGACGACGTGCGGTAGGTCGGCACGTGCGGTATTAACTGCTCAAAAACACTACGCTTGATGAGCATGAAGCCTGTACCGCCATGGCGGACTTCGATGCAGCCTGTCTCGTCTGTGTGCACGTCACCTGTGCCTACCATGTTAAACACAAAGGCTCCGGCATGGTCCGCAAGGTCCGTCTTTCCTGCAACGGCAGCGCGGTTGACGCTATCCCAGTTCACTTCCTTCTTAGGGTAGATACCGCATACGATGTCCTTATCGGCCAGCAGCAAATGCGCGATGGCCTCTTGGTCAAAGCCGATGTCAGCGTCGATGAACATCAGGTAGTCATGGTCGCTCTCAAGGAACACTCGTGCTAAGTCGTTACGAGCACGGGTGATGAGGCTCTCGTTCATAATCTGACACCATGCCACGTTGATACCTAGGTCGCGCATCTTGGCCATGGTCATCAACAAGCCTTGCACATAGTGTCCCGTGCACATGCCCCCGTACATGGGGGTGGCAATCATAATACTCGGACGTTTTTCTTCAGTCATTTGGCACCTTTAGGTTTGTTATTTGCATCATACGGGCCATCTGCCACGCGACATAGGGGGGAAGGTTGTAGACTACGCGTAGACCATCCTTATCCACAACGCTCCTCGCACACACCATCAGCCATTCAGTCAGTTCCTCCGTTGTGCTGGGCTGATAATCGCACAACATACCAATCGTAAATTCATCATTCGGTTCGCGCTGGAACCAATCTGCATCATCCATCTTCTTGTCC